TCACCAACTGATACTCCATTTATGTCAAGTATTGGTACTGGAACTGCAACATTCACTAAACATGAATGGCAAACAGATACTCTAGCAGCTGCGGCAGCTAATGCTCAAGCCGAAGGAGATGATTCTCCATCTGCTGCGTTGTCAGCTACAACACGTGTCCTCAACTATACACAGATTTCATACAAACCTGTTATGGTCTCAGGCACACAAGAAAAGGTGATACACGCAGGCGTAAACTCAGAATTAGCTTATCAAATAGCTAAAGCTGGTAAAGAACTAAAAAGAGACATGGAACTTGCGATGACTGGTAAAGTAAACGCAGGTGCAGGTAGTGGAAACGGAGCATCAGCACGTACATCACGTGGCTTTGAATCTTGGACTACTACTAACAACACTTATGGTTCAGGTGGTTCAAACTCTAGTGGAGCTGTAACAGACGGCACACAAAGAGCGTTGACCGAAACAATATTAAAAACAGAAATAAAAAACTGTTATGATAATGGTGGAGACCCTGATTTATTGATTGTTGGCTCGTTCAACAAACAAAAAATATCAGGCTTTACTGGTAACAGCACAAGAATGGATATGGCAGAAGACAGAAGACTTGTTACTACCATTGACGTTTATGTTTCTGACTTTGGAGAAGTTAGAGTAATGGCAGACAGAGTTCTAAGAAGCTCAGGCAGAAGTGCTCTTGTAGTACAAAGCGATATGTTTGCAACTGGTTACTTGAGACCTTTCCAAACAATAGAATTAGCAAAAACTGGTGACGCAGAGAAGAGATTGCTCTTAGCTGAATGGACACTGGTTGCTAAGAACGAAGCATCATCAGCGACTATTGCTGACTTGACAACTTCGTAAAAAATTTAACTATCCTATAGTTAGAAGGAGGCGGTTTTATTCATACTTTCCGCCTCCACTCGGATACCAAATTAATAATGACCTTGAAGAGGTATCGCTTCGGAACGAGGGTTATTAAAACGGAGAACTTTAATGAGAACATTAAACGATTATTTTATAACAGCAAAAATTGCTGATATATCAACAGCATCAAGCACATTTGTAGCTGTACCTGATGGCGGTAAAATTATTAAAATTATTACTGCATTACAAGGAGCTATAAGCGGTGGAAACGCTGCAATTTCTTTTGAGATTGGTGGTACTGCTGTAACAGGTGGTGGCATTACAGTTGCACACTCAGGTTCAGCAGCAGGTGATGTGGACACAGCAATACCAACAGCAGCTAATGAAGTTGCAGAAGACGGAACAATCGAAATGATTACAGATGGTGGTTCTACTGGAGCTAAAATTCTGTATGTAACATTCATAATCAGGAGATAAGCATGGCAACAACCAATTATGGTTTGCGAGTTACCAACACAATCAAGAGGACTGTAAGTACAAGTTCTGCTCAAACAGCAGCAACCAACGCAAGTACAGAATATGTTAGGCTTATAGCAGACACCAATGGTGTTTTTGTTGCATTTGGTTCTAATCCTACAGCGACTACTAGCTCGACGTATCTTGCAGCTAACAATGAAGAAATCTTTAAAATTGATGGTGGTATGAAAATTGCTGCTATTGTAGCTAGTTCAACAGCAAACTTATACATAGACGAGTTGAGCGAATGAGCAAAAAACTCGATAACAACCAAATCTTTCATTGGCACGAACCAACAAAAGAAATGGCTATTGAACATATTGAGGATATACAACCCCTTATTGATTCTAACAAACGATTACAACAAGAAGACCATCACAGAAATGATGAATTTAGGCTCTCTGCTAGAGTGCCTACTACAGTTGTATACGAATGGAGAAACAAGTTTGGGGTTGATATTTTCAATCCAAACCATAAAGAGGCTGTTAAAAAACTATTAAACAGCCCTGATTACAGATATTTAAAGACAACTAACAGGAGAATATAATGGCATTACCAGCATTTGTAGCAAGAAGTATAGCTTTAAAACTTGCAAAAGGTCTTGGCAAAAGAAACAAAAAAAATGACGAACCTACTAGGTTTGAATTTAATGACAAAAAAAATCCTGATGAGGATGCTCTCAATGAGTTTATTAGAAGAAGCACATCACTTAAAATGAATCAAGGTAAAAAATAAAATGGCACTTACAACATATTCAGAACTAAAAACAGCTATTGCTAATTGGCTTGATAGGTCTGACTTAGACGATAGAATACCTGAGTTTATACAACTTGCAGAAGCAAGGCACAGGAGAGATTTTAAGATTAGAAGAATGGAAACTAGAGTAACTGCAAATACGATTGCAGATACAGAATACTATTCTTTACCTGATAATTTTGTAGCAATGCGTAATATTCAACTAAACACAGACCCAAAAACGTCGTTAGAATATTTAACGCCTGAGCAAATGGATAGAGTTAGAGCAGGAAGCAACACAGGAAAACCTAAAGCCTATTCTATTATAGGTAACAACTTCCAACTCAGACCAATACCTGATGCTGTATACGAAATAGAGATGTTATATTACAAATATTTTACAGCTTTATCAGACTCTAATACAACAAACGATATGTTGACATTTCATCCTGATTTATATTTATATGGGGCGTTGGTCGAAGCAGAACCCTATTTACAAAATGACAAACGCATACAAACATGGGCTGGGTTCTACGATAGAGCAAAACAAGATTTAATTACAACTAACGAAAGAGACCGACATTCAGGAGTAGCACCAACCACAAGAATTGACTATGGAGCTTACTAATGACTACATGGACCATTGCAAGCACTAGCAGCACTTCTTGGACTACTGTTCCTGAAACCGCACAAGGATACATCGAAACTGAAGACAATCTGTTTTTGATAGAAACAGAAAATGGTGAATTAATACAACAAGAAGATAAAACAGATATAGCACCTGGTAATTGGCAAGATGTACCAGCGGTATCAACAACCACTTGGACAGTACAATAAATGGCAACTAAAAAAATAACAGATTTTACCGCAACCACGACACCATTGAGTAGTGCAGTATTCCCTATTGTTCAATCTAGTTCTAACTTAAAAGTTACACTAGCAAACATAGCGGCTAATATGCCTGACTTAACAGCAACGAGTGTTACTGCATCAGGCACAATTACTGCAACAGGTGGATTTGTTGGAAACTTAACAGGTAATGTAACAGGAGCTGTAACAGGAAATGCAAGTACAGCAACGGCTCTAGCCACAGGTCGCACCATAGGTATGACAGGCGATGTTACTTGGACATCAGCAAGTTTTGATGGGTCAGGTAATGTTACAGGCACATCAGCTATTGGCACAGGAGTTATAGTCAATGCAGATGTCAATACAAATGCAGCGATAGATGCAACTAAAATACACGATGGAACAATATCGAATACAGAATTTGGATACTTAAACAATGTATCATCGAACATACAAACACAATTAGATGCAAAAGCATCATCAACTTATGTACCAACTGCAATTACTGTCGCAGATGAATCCTCAGACACTACTTGTTTCCCTTTGTTTACAACAGCAGCGACTGGGGATTTAGGTCCAAAGACAGCATCAGG